ATGTTAGCAAAAGAATACAAAGCAGCAGGAGGAGGTTATAAGTAATGGCACTTAAAAAATCACAGAAGTCTTTAAAGAAATGGGGAACTGATGACTATACTACTCCTAGTGGTAAACCATCTGGTAAAACAGGAGAAGTTTATTTACCTAAAAAACAAATAACAAAACTTAAATCAACTCCAAAGGGTAAAAAGAAATTAGCAAAAGCTAATACAACAAAACGTAAAGCTACTGCACAAGGTAAACAACATGCAAAGCATGGACTACATAAAGGAAAGAAAAGATAATGGCAAAGAAAGATAGCAGATTAGAAAGAGCAGGTGTTAGTGGTTATAACAAACCTAAAAGAACTCCCAGTCATCCTAAGAAATCACACGTAGTTGTGGCTAAAGTAGGAGATAAAATTAAAACCATACGCTTTGGAGAACAAGGAGCTAGCACAGCAGGCAAACCTAAAGCAGGTGAGTCTGATAAGATGAAGGCTAAACGTAAAAGCTTTAAGGCTAGGCACGGAAAGAATATAGCTAAAGGAAAGATGTCTGCAGCTTACTGGGCTAATCATTCTAAGTGGTAAGATGAGTAAAGGTAATCAAATAGGAAGTGATGAAGCTCCTGTAACTTTCAGGTCTACTATAGCAGGTAAAGGTTCTAAAGCAAGACCCGGAGTATACAGCAAAGAGTATCGTGATAATTTCGACAAGATTTTTAACAAAGATAAAAAGTAATGGCATACTCACAAAAAGTACTAGACAGGTTTGATAGTGTCTTAAACAATCCTAACAAACATTCAGTAGGTAGATTTGATCCTGAAGACCCTAACGTAGCAACAGGCATGACAGGAGCACCTGCATGTGGAGATGTTATGCGATTACAACTTAAACTAAACGGAGACAAAATCGAGGACGTTAAATTTAAAACGTATGGTTGTGGTAGTGCTATAGCATCCAGTACTTTGTTTGTTGAAATGTTAAAGGGCAAGACAGTTGCAGAAGCAAAGCTTATTAAAGACAAAGACATTGCAGAAGCTTTAGAGCTACCTGCAATTAAGTTACATTGTTCTGTTCTAGCAGAAGATAGTATAACAAAAGCTATTGAAGATTGGGAAACCAAAATAGCACACAGGAGACACAACCAGACATGAAAGAAGGTTACATAAAGAAGAAGACATCCACCATACCTTTTGGTTATGCGGTTGATCCTGCAGTAAAAGGTTATTTAAAACCTATAGAAAAACAAATACACGCTTTAGATGTAGTGTCTAAAATGGTTAAGGGTAATGAGATTAGTTTAGCAGTTGCAGTAGATTGGTTAGAAGCTAGTACAAGCAGAAAACTATCACGCATGGGATTAAAAAAACACATAGATAAAAAGTATGACAGACAAAAAGAAGACGACATCGGAAATAAATTCAACTCACTACTTGACAGATTCTAATGGAAGCCCTATACTAAACAAGGACGGATCGCCTCGAAAGAAAGGTGGTAGACCTAAGGGTTCTAAGTCAAAGTATTTTTTATCTAGTAAACAAAAGAAAAAGAATTCTGCGAAAAGAGCATTAACAGCAAAGAGGAAAACTGTTGAAAAACTCGAAAACAAATTACGATCCAAAAAACAAACACTCAAACAACAAGAAACCACAATCCGAAAGTTTGAGAACGCATCGGATGAAGAGACAGTATCAGCCCAAGGGAAGGTAGTTACAGAATCAGAAGTTAAACAACTTCCTGATTCAATTCAAGCTCATCTAGATGCAACGAATTCGTTTGTGGCTTTCATGCCTAATGAAGGACCACAAACAGACTTCTTAGCTTCAGACGAAAAGGATGTCCTTTACGGAGGAGCTGCAGGAGGTGGCAAAAGTTTTGCTATGTTGATAGACCCTTTAAGGAACTGTCATTATAAAGAACATAGAGCTTTAATACTTAGAAGGTCTATGCCAGAGTTAAGAGAACTCATAGACAAAAGCAGGGAACTATATCCAAGAGCATTTCCCGGAGCTAGGTTTAGAGAAGTAGAAAAGATTTGGAACTTTCCAAGTGGAGCTAAAGTAGAGTTTGGTTTCTTGGAAAAAGATGCAGACGTTTATAGATATCAAGGACAAGCGTATAGTTGGATAGGGTTCGATGAGATTACTCATCTACCTACAGAGTTTGGTTGGAATTATTTAGCTTCAAGGCTAAGAACAACAAATCCTGCTATTAAAACATATTTACGTTGTACTGCAAATCCCGGTGGCATAGGTGCTCATTGGGTTAAAAAAAGATACGTAGAATCATCAAAGCATAATACAAGTTTTGTAGGCAATGATGGTTTAACAAGAAAGTTTATTCCGGCTAAGTTGATGGATAATCCCTACTTAGCATTAGATGGTGAGTACGAACGTATGCTCCTTTCACTACCTCCGATCCAACGAAAACAACTATTAGAAGGTAACTGGGAAGTAAATGAAGGAGCTGCATTCGTAGAATTTGATCCGTCTATCCACGTAGTACCACCATTTGACATACCCTTACATTGGGAAAGAGTCAAGGGGATCGACTATGGGTACGCTTCGGAAAGCTGTTGTCTTTGGGCTGCTGTTGATCCACAAGATAAGACCCTCCTTATATATAGAGAATTATACCAAAAAGGGCTTACAGGTGAGGCACTCGGAGCACAGATTACTGAACGGGAAGAGAATGAGTATCGTTCTATTTCTGGAGTATTAGATACATCTGCTTGGGCAAGGACAGGTTATACAGGTCCTACGATTGGTGAAGCTTTAATAAAAGCAGGACATAAGTTACGAAGAGCAGACAAAAATAGAATAGCAGGAAAAGTGCAAATACACGAATATTTAAAACAAGCAAACAGAGAAAGCAGACCTAAGTTGCAAATATTTAACACTTGCCCTAGCTTAATAAAAGAATTGCAAGGTATACCTTTGTCAAAAGTTAATCCTGAAGATGTAGACACACATGCTCAGGATCACGCTTATGATGCATTAAGGTACTTAATAATGAGCCGACCTCGTATGGAAAGCTTAATGGAAAGAATGAGTGGATTTAAAAGAGAACTTTATAAACCTGCTGATTCAGAGTTTGGATATTAATAAATATATATAGAGAAAAATATGATGAATCAAAATGCAAGAAGAGTTATTAGGGTAGTACCTGTTATCACAGGAGATACTTATGCTAACAACGATGTTTTATTTAATAACACAGAAATACCATTAGCTGTAGGAAAACAAGGAGAATGTTCTAAACTTGTATCGGCTATGATTATTTCTAAATCTAATTCTGTATTTGATGGAGAATTGTTTTTCTGTCAAACTAATCAGTCTGTAGGTGCAGCTAACTCAGCACGAAACGTATCTGATGCTGATTTTGCAGCAGCTAAAGTAATGGGGACTTTAACACTTGATGGTTCTGCTGACGACTACAACTATGGTGGTGGTAGAATTTTTAGGTTTGATAACAACTTAGAAAGTGCGGGTGCAACAGATGGAGATCAAATAGCTAAAGCAAGATTTCCTCTTTTATTACAAGCAGCAGCAGGAACTACAAGTGTATTCTGTTTTATGTTTTTAGCAGGAACAGATGTTACTCCTGACTTTTCGGTAGGTGATATAGAATTAGTACTCGGAGTAGAATACTAATTACTATGAAAGATAACGACAATACATTTTTAAATGCTAACAATATTTATATAGATGTTGAAGGAGAATCCGGAAAAACTCTAAACCTAGAGATGGATCAAAAGGTAAATCTTGTTGGCATTATCAATAGTAGGTTTGCTACAGCCGAAGACTCAAGACAGGCTGATGAAACTAGATGGTTAAAATCTTACGAAAACTACAGAGGGCTTTACAAGAACTCAGTTAAATTTAGAGACAGCGAAAAGTCTCGTGTCTTTGTTAAGATAACAAAAACTAAAGTACTTGCAGCTTTCGGACAGTTAGTTGATGTTATTTTTGGAACAGGTAAGTTTCCTATAGGGATAGCTGAAACTAAATTACCTGAAGGTGAAATGGCTAACGCACATTTAAATACACAAAATGCAAATCCTAGTATAGAAACAACTCCTCCAAATGAAATAAAAGCTGAAGAAAAAGAAGAAAAAGAAAATCCTTTTAATGTAGGTTATAAAGGAGATGATAAAGTTTTAAAAGCAGGAGCTACATATAACGATGTAGAAAGTTTAGAACAAAAAGTTGCTGATGACCTTACTGAAGGTTTAGCTCCTATTCCTCAAATGCCTGAAATTAGTCCTGCACAAAAAGCTGCAAGACGCATGGAAAAATTAATCCATGATCAAATAGAAGAGTCTAATGGTTCAGCAGAAATAAGAAATGCTTTATTAGAATCTGCTTTGTTAGGTACGGGGATAGTTAAAGGACCATTTAATTTTAATAAAAAATTACATCAATGGGATTTAGAAGGTGAAGAAAGAATTTACAATCCATTAGAAGTTAGAGTACCAAGAATAGAATTTGTAAGTTGTTGGGATTTTTATCCTGACCCTGCTGCAACTAATATTGATGAGTGTGAATATGTAATACACAGACATAAGATGAATAAAAGTCAACTAAGGCAGTTAAGAAATATGCCTTACTTTGATAAAGAAGCAATTCGTACTTGTTTGCAATTAGGGGCTAACTACGTAGAAAAAGATTTTGAAAGTCAACTTAAAGATGACGATAGAAGTGATGAATCGTATGGAACTAACTTTGAAGTTCTTGAATACTGGGGAATCATGGATGCAGAGTACGCAAGAGAAGTAGGCATTAAGTTGCCTAAGTCTGTAGATGATTTAGATGAAGTACAAATAAATGCGTGGGTATGTGGAGACAAACTATTAAGAGCAGTCATTAATCCTTTTACTCCTTATAGAATACCTTACAACGCTTTCCCTTACGAAAGAAATCCTTATAACTTCTTTGGTATTGGAGTGGCTGAGAACATGGATGATTCTCAACAGATAATGAATGGACACGCTAGGATGGCTATTGATAACTTAGCACTAGCAGGTTCATTAGTATTTGATGTAGATGAGTCTGCCTTAGTAGGTGGACAATCAATGGATGTATATCCGGGAAAAGTATTTAGAAGACAATCAGGAATGCCGGGACAGTCTATTTATGGATTAAAGTTTCCTAATACAGCTCCTGAAAACATGATGATGTTTGACAAGTTCAGACAACTTGCAGACGAACAAACAGGAATACCAAGTTACTCTCATGGACAAACAGGTGTACAAAGTATGACAAGGACTGCTTCAGGCATGTCAATGTTACTAGGTGCATCGAGTTTAAATATTAAAACAGTTATAAAAAACTTAGATGATTTTTTATTAAAACCTTTAGGGGAGTCTTACTTTCAATGGAACATGCAATTCTTTGAAGGTGGTCTTGATGTTAAAGGTGATTTAGAAGTTAGAGCAACTGGAACAAATAGCTTGATGCAGAAAGAAGTACGAAGTCAAAGACTTACTATGTTCTTACAAACTGCACAGAGTCCTGCTATTGCTCCGTTTGTTAAGATTTCTAAACTCGTAAGTGAACTAGCCTACAGCTTAGATTTGGACCCTGATGAAATACTCAACGACCCTGAAGAAGCTGCAATAATGGCACAAATTATAGGAATGCAAAATGCTCAACAAACAACAGGCGAAGAACCTAGTCCCTCTGGTCAACAACCCTCAAATATGGCAGGCTCTGCAGGAGCACCTCAACCACCTCAGAACCTTGGAAGTACAGGGACTGGTGGGGGCAACATCGGAACAGGAAATGTTCCGCAGTCAGGGGAAACTACGTTTAGTGGCACACCTAGAGCAGTTGAAGGATGAAGTGTTAGAAGCAATAAATAGACAGGAACAATAATGACAATGACAGCAAACGAAAGAAGAGAAAGTAAGTTAAACGATCTTATGATTTCTGTAGGTGCTCAAATAGACAGAGAAGAAAAAGGTTTTCCAAAAAAAGAAATTAATAAAGCTCGTAAAAATTTAATTAAGAATGTAAGTGGAATGTACTCAGCAGAAGAAGTTAATAATTATTTACAAAACGAAAGAGATACTAGAGCAGAGGCTAAAAGAGAACAAGTTTTAAATGCTAATCCTTTACTAGAAACAAGACAAATAAGAAATGAGGGTGGGAACATAGAAGATCAAATGAGTTCTTTAATGTCACAAAAAGAAGAAGTCCCTATGCAAGAACCTATGGACGAACCTATGGACGAACCCATGAACGAACCCATGGACGAACAAATGACTAAAATGATGATGGAAAGAGAACAGCCATCTATGCTTCCAGATGAAGAAATGGAAGAAGATTATGTAGACTATGTTGTTGGAAAAACATTGTCTGAAGAAGATAATCAATATTTAATGAGCATGTTAGAACAAGATGATAGATTAAGTGTAATCTTTGATCAAGTTGTAGAAAGTGCTACAGAATTTTCAGGAGAAGGTCCTATTGAAGGACCCGGAACTGAGACATCCGATTCGATACCTGCAAGGCTATCGGACGGAGAATTTGTTATAACTGCAAAAGCGGTAGAAGAAATCGGAGAAGACACTTTAATGTCTATGATGAAAGATGCTGAAGCTGCTGCAGATGAAAGACAAATGGCTTACGAAGGTGGACCGATAAAAGAAGAGAAAGAAGTTATGGCTGCTCCCAAAGAGCCACAACAACAAAACATTAATGTAACTAAAAGCACACTTGATAATGGGGCATTATTGTCTCGTGACCAAGAAGACCTAGTAGGTAAAGCAGTTAAGGAAAACATGATGCTCGACCCTTATCAAAGACACGTAAGAAGCTAATAACCGATAGAGCTACCCTAAAATATTAGGCACTCTATCAAACAACAACCGAAAGGCTACCTTTACAGACAAGCCCTCTAGTCGACATAGAGCTACCTTGTGAATGAAGCCCTTAGTAGGAGAAAGAAAATGACTGAACAAGTCTTAAAAGAAGAAGAAGCTAATCCTTATAATTCAAAAAAAGATTGGCACGATGTAGAAGAAAAACCTTTTGTATCATCAGATAGTTTATTTTTTACACCTGAAAGTGAAGCGAAAGCAGACCCTGAAAGTGTAGAAGAAATAGAACAAGAAGTGAGTGAGGATAAACCTTACAAACGTCCTAACTATAAAAAACGATATGATGATTTAAAAAAACATTATGATTCTAAACTTGATGAGTTTAAATCTAGAGAACAAGAGTTAATGGACAAAGCCACTAGTAATAGACCGGCTTACCAAACTCCAAAGTCTCCAGAAGAACTTGAAAAATTCAAGAATGAGTATCCTGATGTGTACGAAGTTGTAGAAACTGTAGCTCACTTACAAAGTGAATCTAAGGCAAAAGTTCTAGAAGAACGTCTTAGTCAACTCCAAGAAAGAGAACAACATTTAATGCAACAAGACGCTTTACAAAGGTTAGCTGATAATCATCCTGATTTTGAAGATATCAAAAATAGCGATACTTTTCAAGATTGGACAAAGGAACAGCCTGAGTCTATTCAACAATGGATATTAGGAAATACCGATGATGCTGATTTAGCCTCTCGTGCTCTTGATTTGTTTAAAAAAGATTTTGGAATTGAAGCTTCTAATAAGAAACAGTCAAATTCAAAACCGACTAAGCAATCTGCTGCTGATATGGTTTCCACTAAAACAACTAGTGTAGATACAAAGCAAGAGAAAGTTTGGTCAGAAAAGGAGATTTCTGCAATGAGCGTAGCGGAGTTTGATAAATACGAAAGTGAAATCAGCGATGCAATGCAACAAGGCAGGATCATAAAATAAACTATATAGTTTAATTAATAAACTATAATAACTACAAGGAGAATATCCCATGGCTCAATTTTTTGAAGCATCCACGGATACCAACAGTAACTTTGCTAACTCCGTTGCAGGACAAACTAATAGTTTCTTTTTACCTTCGGTTTACTCTAAAAAGGTTTTAAACTTTTTTAGAAAAGCCTCGGTAATTGAAGCTATTACTAACACCGATTATTCCGGTGAGATATCTGCGTTCGGAGACTCAGTTAAAATTATAAAAGAACCCGTTATTTCAGTAGAAGCCTACACAAGAAATACCGATACTACTCAAACCATGCTTACAGATGCTGAAACATCTTTAGTTGTTGATAGTGCTAATGCTTTCAAATTCATCGTAGATGATATTGAAACTAACATGTCACATGTCAACTTCAAAGAAGTTGCTTCTAGCTCTGCTGCATATGCTCTTAAAGATGCATATGACGCTGCTGTACTAGTTACTATGTTTGCAGGATGTTCTGCATCATCACCTAATCACATTTTAGGTGCTGACAATGCTACTGACCTAGCTGCAGGAACATTTGATGGAACAGGTAACTTAGACATAGGTTTTGGTTCGAGTGAACATGACCCTCTAGACCTTATGGGTAGAATGTCAAGACTATTAGACGAACAGAACGTACCTGAAGAAGGTCGTTGGTTTGTTGCAGGTCCTGATTTCTATGAAGTATTAGGACAATCTAGTTCTAAATTGTTATCTGTCGACTATAATGGTGGACAAGGTTCAATTAGAAACGGATTAGTTTCTAGTGGAAAACTTCGTGGATTTGAAATGTACAAGTCAAATAACATAGCTGCAACATCTAATGCTGCAGGTAAAGTTTTGGCAGGTCAAATTTCATCTACTGCGACTGCTAACACAATTCTATCAACAGAAGTGTTAA